TTCAGATCTTAGCGCCAGATGAAATAACTGCTAGACAGCAGCTAGATGAAAAAGGCGGGTATGTGACATCTCGTGAAGTAACCTTTATGGATTCTATTCAGGTATATAAGGGAAATAAGCTAACCAAGAAATCTAAGGAAATTCCTGATACTTCAGTTGAGTAATAAAAATCATATAATATAATTATGGTATGTCTCCAGAAAAACTTTCTGTTAAGAAACAAAAGGAATATCTGGCACGTTATATTAAAGAAGTAAAAGAACGTAATCCTTGTATGGATTGCAAAGTATGGTATCCATACTATATGATGGATTTTGATCATGTCCGTGGGCAAAAACATGCAAATGTGGCGGAACTAATCAATACGCTATCCAAGAAGCGGATAGATGAAGAAATTGCCAAATGTGAAGTAGTATGTTCTAACTGCCACAGATCTAGAACACATATGAGAAAGCATGAGAGGAAGACTGGATGAAATTTTGTAGCTATTGTGATAAATTGTCATACACATCTAAAGTACTAGTTGATGGTTCAATGAAGTACTATTGTGATGAACATGCTAAATATATTTCAGTTGACTAGAATATGAAGAAAAGATTTATTGGTTTATTTATGCTGATTGCGACAGCAATCCTTTCAGGTGCTTTAGCTTCTCGATTTTTAAAATGGGCGGGATCAGAAGAAATCTTTGATTTTGACCTAGATGAAGATATAGACAATGAATTCGAAGAATAAAATCAGCTCTAAAGTATTCATCTGGTCTCTTATCATTATATTATCTGCCTATTATCTGGCTGTATTATTTACTCTGTAAATTCGTAGAAAATTTTCTGCCGCCCTTTTTGCAGGTCTTGTAGTGGGAACCACCAAATATGACCTGTTAGGGCTTTAAAACCCTGTTACAGGGCTTATAAGGCATATTCTGAAAATGATGGATGATGGGAATGTTCTCTACAATTGCCGAAGCACTTTTTTTGCACTATTTGTCTGAATTGCACTATTTGCACTAATAAAGAAAAAATCCCATTCAGAGGCGGATCCGAATGGGCTTTTCTAGTGTATTGCTACACATTATATAGGGAGACATTGCTGCCGTCACCTACACATCTTAATTGTAATATGGATTATTTTCAAAGTCAAGCATTCTAGTCGACTTGTTCTTCATCAGGCATTAAAGCTGGGACAGGCCCAAGAAGGAATCCTTGCTCATGGTATTCAATCATCTTTGATGTCTTCTCAGGGTCTGCTTTATTTGCCATGATTGTCAGCATGTCGTAAATACGGTGAAGCATAATATAGTTCACCATAGGTAGGTTATCTTCTAAGGATTGAGATTCTTTATTTTCCATTATGGCCTCCCCAAATCTTCCCAAAATATTTCACGCCCCATAGCGTCTTTATCTATAATAGAATTTGATTCAAACTCATATGTTGAAAATGGTTCTTCTACTTTCGGCGCACTTAAATTTGCACTATTTTGCGGAATCACTTTAACATGAAAGAAATTGTTTTCTTGTTCACAGGTGCATTGCCCGTTTTTACATTCATCCAGCATTTTCTACCGCCCTCACGATATCATTGTAGTCTTTTGACCCAATTACTTTTTTGTATTGGCAAGACAGGCAATAAATAAACACCTTGTCCTCATTGTCTTGGTTAGGCAAAAGAGGACCCTGATCCATTGGACATTCAAGTCTTGGAACAAGGCCCTCTTCCGATAAGGCTATGTACTTAGATACGTATTGTATCTGCATCTATCCTACTTCTTTGCATCAGTTGGGAATTGCAAAAGCCATTCCTTGGCCTTCGGGGTCATACCCTTCCAGCTTGACCAATCTGAGCCGCCATCAGTCATGTAGTACGTTATCTCTGCGTTTGTTACTGGGTCGAATAACTCTTTGTTACTCTTTAGGCTAAATTTCTCAAGTCTTTCAGGACCGAGATCTCCTAGCATGTTAATTTGAAATAGTCCGTAAGAACTATCTCCAGTTTTCTTATTCCCATTATATGCAAGCGGTCTTCCATTAGATTCACGCTTTGCTATTGACCAGGCTTTCTTAAGGCCTGCTCCTTCGAATCCTACAGCTGAGAGTAGTTGGACTAGCTCTTCGTCTGTAAGCACCTCAGATGGCTTGTAAATCTCTTTACTAAAACTATCCAAGACTTCTTGCTTTAGTTGGGCTTCAGTTTTCACTAAAGGTTGTACTGTTAAGGCGCTTGCTGGCTGTACAGGAAACATAAATAATGTTATCATTACTATTGTAACCGTGTTGTGAACCAAATCACTCACCTGTTGTTTTATTTTCTCCATTGGCATTTCCTCCTCTAGAGATAACGAAATACAATCATAACATTACTTGACAGTAGGTGTCAAGCCAGTCAACTAGAAAGTTAACAGAGGGTAAACTTGAATATATCTTATTATACGATTCAAGCGGGGTTAAATCCTGCAGTTGGCTTCGGATATGCTGGAAAAAATATTGTTAAGTCCTTAAATAATCTAGGACACAATGTATCTTTTGCTAATCCTAAATCTACTGTTCAATTAAACTTTACACAACCACATCATTACAAGCTTCATAGAAATCAATATCAGATCGGATATACTCCGTGGGAATCTACTTTAATAAGACCAGATTGGATTGAAAGATTTAATGCATGCGATGAAGTTTGGGCAACATCAAATTGGTGTGCACAAGTTTTTAAAAACAATGGAATTACTAAGCCAATATATGTTTACCCACATGGTATTGAAGAAATTTGGAAACCAAAGCGTAGAGTTCTTAGAGAAGGACAGCCGCTTAAATTTTTGCATATCGGAGAACCGTCTCCACGAAAAGATGGACAGTTAGCAGTAGATACTTTTATTAAACTGTTTGGCGGGAACCCAGATTATCACTTAACAATTAAAGCTCATAAGTTTAATACCACTAGAGTCTATGATAAATATAATCAGTTCATGAGTCCAGAATCAGCATATACAAATATAACTTTGATTACAGATGAGTTAGAAGAAGCAGATCTTGTTTCTTTATATCACAGTCATCATGTTCTACTATATCCTACATGGGGAGAAGGTTTTGGATTCATTCCACTTCAAGGTTTAGCAACAGGAATGCCAGTTATATCAACATACGATTGGTCTCACTATGTGGACTACATGGGTCCATTGAAATTGAAATCTAAACTTACAGATGAGACTTTACCTAAATCTGTTGGAGATGAGTACATCGGAAAAATGTTTAAGCCAGATGCAAAACATTTGGAAGAGTTAATGCGTGAAGTATCTATTGATTATAATGCATATGCTGGATATTATTTTGCTCAGTCAACTAAAATTCATGAAGAATATAATTGGGATCAGTTGACCAAGAAAGCTTTTCAGCATTTAGTAGAAAAATTTTTATAGCCCTTCCCCTTTTAAGCGTTGTTTGGTAGAATAGGATCTTCACACTAAATTTAATTTAACCGCTAGGCGGAGAAACAGGTATTTATAAATGTCTAAGACTATTGCAAACCCATACGAAAATTTTATTGCGTTATCACGTTACGCTAGATGGATTCCAGAAGAGAACCGTCGTGAAACGTGGGGTGAGACTGTAGATAGATATTTTGCTTTCATGCTAAATCATTTAAAGACAAATCATAATTACATTCCAGATGAGAAGCTTGTTGCGGAATTAAAAAATGGTGTCTTTGAAAGAAATGTCATGCCATCAATGCGTTCTGTTATGACATCTGGAGCAGCATTAGAAAGAGATAATGTAGCAGGATATAACTGTTCATTTGTTCCAGTAGATAACCCACGTTCATTTGACGAGACCATGTATATTCTTATGTGCGGAACAGGTGTGGGATTCTCTGTTGAATACAAGTATGTTAACAAGCTTCCTTCCGTCCCAGATTCGTTTGAGAAGTCAGATACAGTAATTGTTGTAGAAGATTCTAAGCAAGGTTGGGCAAAGGCATATCGTGAACTTCTTGCTTTGCTTTGGACTGGACATATTCCAGCAATTGATGTTTCTAAAGTACGTCCAGCAGGTGCAAGACTTAAGACTATGGGTGGACGCTCATCTGGACCACAGCCATTAGTTAATCTTTTTGATTTTACAATTGCAAAATTTAAGTCAGCAGCAGGACGTCAGCTTAAGCCAATTGAGGCTCACGACATTATGTGTAAGATTGGTGAAGTTGTTGTGGTTGGCGGAGTACGCCGATCAGCAATGATTTCTCTTTCTAATATCAATGACATTGAGATGGCAGCAGCAAAGTCAGGTAACTGGTGGGAGAATAACACACAACGTGCTCTTTCAAATAACTCTGTAGCTTATTCTCGCAAGCCAGAGATGGAGCAATTTATTGCAGAATGGAAGAACCTATATGATTCAAAGTCAGGAGAACGTGGAATCTACAACGTTGCAGCAGCACAAGCTCAAGCAGCAAAGTATGGACGCAGAGATCCAGAAATTCACTACGGAACAAATCCATGTTCAGAGATTATTCTCCGTCCTTATCAGTTTTGTAATCTTTCAGAAGTCGTATTACGTGAAAAGGATACAGTTGAGGATGTTCAGAATAAAGTTCGCCTTGCTACAATTCTTGGCACATGGCAGTCAACACTAACAGACTTTAAATATCTTCGTAAGATCTGGAAAGATAATACAGAAGAAGAACGCCTACTAGGAGTTTCTCTTACAGGACAGTTCGGACATAAGTTCTTTTCTGGAAAGCAAGGATTAGACAAACTTGAAAAGACTCTTTCATCTCTTCGTGAGTATGCAAGAGAAACAAACGCAAAAGAGGCTGGGAAAATTGGGATTCCTGAGTCTGCAGCAATTACATGCGTAAAGCCTTCAGGCACCGTATCCCAATTGGTCGGGGTATCTTCAGGAATGCATCCATGGCATTCACCGTATTACATTCGTACAGTACGTGGTTCAAAGGGAGATCCAATCTCTACATTTTTAAAGGAAGTCGGAATTCCAGTAGAAGATGATGTAATGAAGCCAAACGATACATACGTATTCTCATTTCCAGTAAAGGCACCAGAAGGTGCAATTGTTAGAAATGATTTAACAGCATTAGATCACTTAAACACATGGCTAGTTTATCAACGTGCATGGTGTGAACATAAGCCATCTATTACAGTTTCTGTAAAAGAAGATGAATGGATGGAAGTAGGAGCTTGGGTTTATAAGCATTTTGATGAGGTGTCTGGAATTTCATTCCTTCCTCACTCAGATCATACATACAAGCAGGCTCCATATCAGGAAGTTGATAAGGCAGAATATGATGCACTTGTTGCAAAAATGCCAAAGACTATCCGCTGGGAAGATCTTTCATTCTATGAGACAGAAGATGGAACTTCTACAAATGCTACGCTTGCATGTACCTCAGATGGTAACTGTGAGATTGTGGCTAT